GCTGCATATACAGTACCATTATTGTTACGACCTGCTAATAGCAGATTTGATGTTACAGTTGTTCCATCTAACACTTTATGTAAAAGTGCAATAAATTGATCAAATGTACTAATTTTAGCACATGCTTGTACATACTTTTCATACTTATCCTTTGCATAAGTATCTACAATTTGAGCTGCAAAATAAAGAACTCTTTCCATATCAGAAGGAAGCTCAGTTTCGTGGCCATTAGCGTTTTGAACTTTACGTCTCTCTTGACCTTGTTCATTAGGTTCAAAAATTCTTTCTCTATAAGAACCTTGTGGACTTGTAAATGTAAAGTCCCAAGCTCTCCAAGTTCCACCGTCTTGGCGGTTTCCACTTATTTCATCACTAATGCCTTCAAATTTAACATTATCATAAATATTCCAAGCTCTTAAATAACTACCTCCAGCGTTTGTGTTAATGCTGGCAACACTACCAAAATTTAATGCCATATTATTTCAAATTCATTAAATAAATATAAAAAGTATCTAAATAATGGAATTATCTATAAAGTTCTTTAATTTCACAATTAAAGTTCGTCAAAAGAAAAGTCTTCTTCAGATATTTCTTCGGCATCATCTACTAAATCGTCTACTAAATCTTCTATTTCTTCTTCTTCGGGTTCTGGTTTGGTCTCTTCCTTCTCAGGAGTTACACCTGGAGTATTTTCACCTCTTAAGATAAATAAACCTTCTTTACTTGGATGTTCCTCGAATGTAAATTCAGTACCAAATGCAGCAAGTTCCTCGTTAGCTTTACCACGATAACTTACAGTATTTGTTTTAGTAAGTTTATTACCACCCTTAGTTCCAAATACTTCATTAGAACCAATTACAGGAATAGTAACTTTACCTACCTTTTGGAATTTAATATCGATTCTATCTCCTGCTTCTACACCTAGAGCTTCAACAGCTCCTGTAGTTAAAACATATTTATTATCCTCAAGAGTAAGAATTGGAGTTGGGTTTTCAGATACTTTAGATTTAGAAGAAGAGCTAGTTGCTCTTGGTTTCTTAATAGTATCATCCTTCAACTCTCTAGTTTCTTTTACAATTTCTCCAGTTTCTTCATCAACCCATTCAATAGTAGTGGTTACTTTATAAAGTTTCATTCGCCTTCGTAATAAGATTTAATATTATTAACAACCATCTGTAAATCATTTGGAATAAAATCTTCTTCAAACATGCCGTCTGGAGTTTTAGCTGGAATTTCTACACCATCTACTCTCATAGTATGTGTATAAAAACCATAAATAGGTTTACCAGAAACATCATCATATTTAGGCTGACTAAATAATGTTATAGTACTACTTTCAAGAGGATTATACATTTTGTCCAATAATTTACCAACTGAACTAGATTTATAAGTTCTGATACCACCATCAGATTCTACAGGTTCAGTATGTAACATTATAAATACTGTAATATCATCTCTCAAAGAATTACATTTAGCTACAATTTTTCTAAAATGATCAGCTAATTCATTATATTTGTCATAACCTCTTTCAGAACTTCTATCAAAGAATTCTGTTCTCATAATATAGATGGCATCATCAATGATAATATTCTTAATGTTTTCTTTCTTATCATTAATAGCTGTTAACACCTTTTCTACATTATTCCAGTTACATGTTGCTACAATATTCTTATTATCTTTACTATAATTTTTCTTACTTCCTTTAAATGGAAGAGATTTACCTAATACATTTATAATATAAGTCTCTTCTGGATTTAAAGTTTTAATAGAAGTAGACTTTCCAGTACCACTGGAACCCAATATAATTACAAAATTACTCAAAGTACAAAACTTATTTTTGGTTTATCTTCTAATATTTCATCTGGGACGTCTTTAGTATCTACTAATTCATCATTTTTTAATAGATAAGCTGGATCAGTATATTTAGTAAAATCAAATATTTGATTCCCTTTAGGTAATTCTTTCCACATACCATTATGTCCAAAGAAATTACAACCTACTTCTACATCACTATCTCCATATCTATTCTTTAGAACCGTTATGGAGCGAAACTTATCTTGTAATATACTGATGTCGTATTCATTATACGAGTTTAATTTTTCACGATGAGGATTAAAGATGGAAATAATCACTTCACTATCTTGAGCTACATTACCTGAATCTTTAGTATCATCGATTCTTAAATTATTCAAGCCAAATTTTCTTCTGTCCATACTACCGGACTCTCTATTAGCCTGCATAATTACCAACGGACTTATTCCACACATATTTCTTAATGTTACTAAATAAGCCGAAGTTAAATCAATTTCCTCTTTTAATTTTCTTCCAGGTTTTGGTTGAAGTAATGAAATATGGTCTATAACTACTAAATGAATTAAATCAGGATTGTTTGGAGTATAAATCTTACGATTTTTTAACTCTGTAAACTTACCTTCATTATTCAACTCTGCCATTAAAGAGGCATACAGAATATCTGCATTACAAGTTTTATCATAAATAGTTATAACCTTTTCTACTTTATTAAGCCAACTCATACTCTCTAGAACCATTTCGTATATTTCATCTGGTAAAGTATAATTCTTCTTTCTAGACAATAGTTCTTTAATAGAAACATCAATTCCGTATGTTTCAAACATATGCATAGAAAGTAATTTACCAAATATCATATCCGCTGACATTTCTAAAGAATAGTAACTTACCTTAAATTTTCCATCCTCTAGGTGATCACATAACGGCTTATATACATAAGCATATAATGCCAAAGATGACTTTCCACTTCCAGTAGTAGAAAATAATAAAGTAGAAGTTGATTTCATTACGCCATCAATAACAGATTCTAGTTTGGGTAAACCCATACTATAACCGTGATTCTTTCCTTCTCTACCTCTATCTATTTCTTTAAGTAGAGATTGGGATATCAAAGCTGTCTAATTGCATTAAAATTAATATTAGCAATCTTTCCTTCCTTTAAAGCTTCTAGTTCTTCCCATTTGTGTTCAATAACGAATGTTGCTAATGAAAAACATATATATCCAACATTATTATCTTGTTCCCAGTCTATTAAATCCAGTATCTTTTGATGAAGCTCTGGATCCCATTTAATGGCTTTACCATAAAATCTAAAGAAATCTTCTAGACTATCAAATTTCTTAGATATGCCTCTCAATGATACTGTTTGCCCATTAATATTTCCAAACATTGGATAATGGTCAAATAAGTCCTTTCCCATATCGAAGGCAGATTTAAAGAAATTCTTACCAAAATTCTTATTAAATTCCACCTCTTCAGGTTTGAATTCTTGTCCCTTCGCAGGGATTTTATAAGACTTTAGAATAATACCTTTATTTTGTAAAGATACTAGAATATCTCTAAAAGATTCTTTATTATCTGGTATAGATAAATATCTAAATATATAGTTTTCGGGATATTCTTCCCTATAAAGAAATATAATTTTTACAACAAATAATTCATTTGGAGTTAATTGATATTTCTCCATTAGTAACATCTCGTTGTCAATAGTATAGTCAAATTTATTCAAAACAATTAACAATAAGCAATTGTTAACTACTTATCTTAACTGTTACTTATTAATCTCCTCTCGGAGTTGGATTGTGTAAAGTATGTTCTATTTCATCAATATCTGCTTCGAGTGCCTTCTCTGCATCTCGTGCACTTCCGTAGGTACTGCTCATGTACCAATTACCATTAGTGCCTACACGGTATCTCCAGCGTTTATTTCCAACGTATTGGATAAGAACGCTGAATTCATTCAA